CTCAAAGTTCTAGTATCAGCATGGAAGAGGGAGGCGAGTTGCTCAAGCGACTTGCCGGAAGTGTACAAAGCGACCAGATCATCAGGATCAGGAAACGAGCTTTTCAAGGTCATGTTTATAATCTCCAAACTACAGAAGGGTGGTACATCGCCAATAACATTATAACACATAACTGTCGTTGCGTGAAAATGCCCCGTACAAAGTCGTGGGAGGACATTCTCGCACCTTTGGCTATCGACACAACATCGATCCCTGATACCCGCCCTGTCGTGCCTCTCGGCCCCGATTGGTTCGCAAATCAGGATGAGAGCTTTCAACGTGCCGTACTCGGGCCAAAGTATGAGGGCTATAGCAACGGGGATTTTACCTTGAGAGATATGGTTGGTCGAAGGTCTGACGCCGATTGGGGCAAGTCCATCTATGTAAAGTCATTGAAGACTTTAACAGGAGCAAGCAGATGAGTGACAGTGAAAAGCAAGCAATCCTACAAATAGCTCAGGAAGCGCTTGAGCGGGGGCAAACCGGGCGGGTTGTAGATCGCATGACCATTCTTGAAAATGGCCTCAGAACAATCATCGATCTTTGTAAGAAGGATGAAGCAAGCAATGGGTGATTATCGCTATAGCATCGTGAGACATCACGGCATTCCTTGCCTGCATGTCGTGATCGATGACGGGCGGGAGGGCACTGATCTTCCTCAAACGAATATCCCGCTTGAGGATATCCTTATGTCAGCATATGAAGCGGGCTATCAACCCCCAGCACGGCAAATGTTACCAATCCAAATAGCGAAAAAAGAGGAGGAATAGGATGGAAGGGCAAATACCACAACAACCGACATTCCCGCAGACGAATTTAAACATTAATTCAAACGGGATGATCATTTCATTTCTCATGTCACCGAATGCCAGTTTTACGCAGGTACTTGACGCGCAAGCAATGGATCAAGTATGTGCAAAGTGGCTTGAGATCAGGCGGGATCAAAAACAAGCACTCGGGGTTATTGATCTGGTCAAGCGAAGCAAGAGGTAAGTTTTACAGCTAACTTGCAAGCTATCTAACTTGAGGGAGAGGGGAAACATGGGCAGGGCTAACCCGAATAAGCTGATACAGCGATACCACACCGCCGAAGAGATGCAAACCGCATTAGCCAATCTCTCAGCAGGCACCGCGACAAGGAGCCTACCAGCACAAGATGACGATGACGATGTAGTCATGCGGGATTGCATCAATGAGCTATTAGAGGCTCGGCAAGCGCTTGCTGAGATGCGCGGCTTTGTCTCTACATGGCACGCCCGGCTTGTAGGGCGATCACGTTTTTAAACAAGCAACTTGTAAAGATGGAAGGGAGCGAGTATAATTAATGGCAGAAGAAACATCTAATACAAATACAACTCCAAACAGTAGCACGGCACCCCTGGCGGGCGCGGCTACTCCTCAAAAGCCCCTGGCGGGCGCGTCTGATCCCCTGGCGGGAGATGGCGGTAGCGACGAGATACTTTCCCTTGCGGAAGCGAAGAAACTGCGTTCTGAGGATGCAAATCTACGTAAACGCCTGAAAGAAACTGAAGATAAGCTAAGGCGTTACGCAGATGCCGAGGAGCAGGCAAAACTTGCGGCGCTCTCCGATGTGGAAAAGGCGAACAAACGGGCCGAGCAAGCTGAGAAGCTCTATCAAGACGCGCAAAAGCGCATGATAGCCTCTGAAATCAAGCTTGCAGCGAAGAATAAAGACTTTCTCAATGCTGATATTGCGGCAAAAGCTATTGCAGACGATCTTGAGTTTGATGAGCAAGGCATGCCGACCAACGTTGAGAAGGCGCTTGATCTCCTCGCAAAAAACAACCCGTTTCTCTTGAAGCAGAAACCCGCCGAGACACCACCGGAGCCAACAGCAGCACAGACAGCACCCGCGCCGCCCGTTGCTACCCCTGCTATTCCCGCTATGAACCCAGGACGCACGGCTATACAACCGCCCAACACGCTCCCTCAAGGACCAGTCAGACTTTCTGATGTCTGGAAGCGCTCATAGCCAGGAGTCGCATGTAAATTAGCTCCTGGCACTCTTACCAGGAGCTAGTACATGGCGATTGCAGCAAACACCGTCACCCTCAGTGACTACGCCCTGACAAGCAATTCTCCGCTTGTCCGTGCGGTCTCATTCTCCCTGATCGAGAATGAGAACATCTTGCAAGATATCCCGTTGATGAACAAAAAGACGTTGATCGCCAATGGCGTCCGTTTTGAGGGAAATCTACCTACCGTCAACTGGGCACCGATCAATAGCGAGGGCGTGACCACGAAAGGCACCCCAACGCCCTATCAGGAGCAGCTTTACCTCTTACGCAACTACATCGACGTTGACAAGGTACTTGTCGAGGAAGAGAACGCAATTGTAGATCCACGCGCAATACAGGCAGAAGCATACATCAAAGCGCTCACCTATGACATGAACTATAAGTTTATCTTGAATGACCATGTGAGCGGCGATATCAATGCGCCAATCGGTCTCAAGTGGCGTATTGACAACGGTTCTGACTTCGGTGTGAGACCGGAAAACAAGATCAATGCCGGTGGTCTCGACATCACACAAGGCAACGCAACCCAGGCAACGGCCAACAAACTGTTAGAGCTTCTCGATCAGTTGTTATGGTCGGTTGGCAGTCCCACAGGTACAGGCGTGACCATTTACATGAATGAAGTATTCAAGCGCCGCTTCCCCTTCCTGATCCGATTGATGGGTACGGCAGGCGGCTTCTCCATCACACAGGACCAATTCGGCAGAAGCGTCGAGATGTATAAAGGTGCGGTCCTGCGTGACATCGGCTATAAGGCCGATCAAAGCACGAGGATCATCACCAATACCGAAACATCTGACGGTAGCGCTATCACCGGCAGTACCTATACTTCCCTCTATGCCGTGCATTATGGGAGTGAATACTTTTTCGGATGGCAATTCGCGCCATTGAATGTACAAGATTTAGGTCTATTAAACAACGGCGTCATCTATCGCACGCTAATTGATTATGCCGTTGGCCTCATGAACACCTCAACGCGCTCTCTAGGCCGCTTGTACGGTCTGAAAATGAGCTAGTAAGGCAGAAAGGAGAAACATCATGGCATACGATGCCTTACAGGTCTTTCAGGCTCAAGTGACCAAGACCGCAACCTTCAACGGGGCGGCGCTCACGCTCCCCGGTGGCACACCGCGCCGAGGCATGGCGGCACGCATCGAATATAGCGCGGCGGCGAATGCTTCAGGCAGCAACACTATCACCTTTAGCGTTGATGTGAGCTTTGACGGTGGTAGCACGTGGTACAGCGACTTTGTAGCCGCTGATAAAGCGATTGCACTCTCAACGACGGCACAATCAGGCCAGATTCGTATTCCGTTCTTCGCGAAGCCCACCTCAGTCACTAACGGTGTGCAGGTACGCTTGACCCCGACCTTCAGCGGCGCGGGATCGGGCGCAACGATCACCTATAGTGCTGAATTGATCCTCAACGCATAAGCTAGAGAATTAACAAGATAGATAGCAAACTTGTGAGGAGGCGTAACCGATGGCAGTGAGAAGCACGATGACCGCGCTCATACAGCGGGTGCGCATCCTCACGAATGATCTGTTGCCTGCCAACAGTGGGCAGATTTTCGACGATCAGACCGTGCAGGACGTTCTTGACGCCTCGCGCATGGATGTCAAAAACGGGAGATTGACCCCACGCCCGACTTTCAACGGCTCAAGCCTGTTGTACCAGGACTACTATAGCGAACTGGGAGACTGGGAGGATGACGCGGTATTTAAGCAATACTTAACCGTCTCCGTGCTTCCTTCCTCCCTTGAACCTATCGCGGGACACTGGGGCTTTACCACGTCGGTATTGCCCCCGGTGTTCATCTCTGGGAAGTCTTTTGACATCTACCGGGCTGCGGCGGATCTGCTTGAGCGGCAGGCAGCGAAATGGACGCTTGAATACAGCTTCACGTCCGACGGGCAAAGCTTTCAGCGTGGGCAGGCGATACAGAACTTGCTCATGTTAGCAAAGGGCTATCGGCAGAAGCAGCGACCGCGCTCTTTCAGCTTTGGACGGTCTGACTTGCGGGGTGACAATGGCGTGAATTTAGGGCTGGGGGCCATTCCCGTTGACTATCTTGCAGACGGGAATGGCGGAAGATGAGAACAAACTTAATCAGGGAAACGAGCCTTCCATCCTTTATGAGATTGTTGTTTGCCTTGAGCAACTCTTCTCAGTGCAGAAGGGGCAAGATGATGCTCTTTACAGAAGGGGCGAATACCATGTACCAGTTGTTCAATACCATCAGGAGAAGTTACAATCAGGCTTTTCCTCTCTTCTGTATGCCCTTTGCTCATATTCTCACGTATGTGAGGGGGAAACGTCCTTCCCAGATTGGAGGGATTGCCCTTGTTAGCAGCGCCGATCTTCGCCCTTGTTTCCGGTCCTTGCACACGCCCAAGTGCGGCAAGATGCATTTTCTCTCTGGTTTTAAGGCTATGCTTTCGTCCCTTATGTGCTTGACTCATCTTGTCTCGCGCTTCAAGAGAGAGCTTTCTGCCGAGACTAGCCGTTCTCATTTTTTCAAGAGTCTCTGGGGAGCGCTTTATTCCCAAAGGCGAACCTGCTACGACAGCGATATTAAAGCCTTTTTGCTTGAATGGTTGGAGTGCATCAAACCAATGTTGCTCTCGCGCCGTCAAGAGTTCGGGTACAAGCACAAACTCAATGACTTCAAAGGTAAAAACTTGTTCACCGTACTTATTCCATGCATTTTGCAATTTGCTATTGCGATGGGAGTTGCTACGCAGCGTCTTGCAATGATCGTGCCAGCGGTAACGCAAGTTAACAGCACTACCGATGTAGATTTTCTTGTTGGAGGTACATGTAATGCAGTAGATACCGGAAGTAGTAGGGATAGACGCGGATTGATGCGAGTGATACAATGGACCCATAGCTATATGTCTCCTCAACAGACTTGTAGCTTAGGTCTAGGACGTGTTACCAGCACGTATCTAGACCGAACAATTTCCCCCATTATATCACATCAACAACCCCCTCGTCTAGCTTTACGCCTATCTTTATGGGATATCGATTATATGGCAGATGGGAACGGCAGCAGATGAGCGACCTCGTGCAAGATGCGCCACACAGCGCACACTACAAAGAGCTTGTGATAGAGCCACTCACCTATATTCAGGCAAACAAGCTGAATTTTTGTGAAGGCAACATCATCAAATACGTGTCGCGTTGGCGCTTTAAAGATGACCTCAAGGATCTGGAAAAGGCAAGATTTTATCTGGATTGCTTGATTGAGGAAGCGAGGCGGGGCAATGCTTAGTAGCCGAGAAATCGCAAGCATGACGGCTGTTGTTGCCGCATCTCTCGATCAATCTATCCAGATTTCGCGCCGTGCCCCTGTGAGCGATGGCGCGGGGCATACTTCAGATGGCACCCCTCAATCCGTTGGCACGTTTGCTATTAACAGCTTCGCGCCGTCTGGAAGCCAGCTACAGGAATATGCCGGGATCATCGGCTCTCAAAAAGCCATGATGATTCGCTTTCTGGCAACATCTGACATCCGAGAAGGGGATTATGGTTTCTACGATGGCTTGACCTGGACAGTACAGCGCATTCTCTATGCAGAGTCTTACGCATTTTGTCGTAAAGCGCTCATAACAACGGTGAAACATGCCTGATAGCTATAATCACTTCCCACAGATCGCCGCCGCGCTTCGTCCTGCTTGCTCTCAAGTGGTCAAGAAAACCGCGCTTGATGCTCAAGCAAACATACAGAGCTTTATTCGAGCAAATGGGCAGATCAAGACGGGCAACATGATCAACAGCGTCTACACACAGCCGGGCGAGAATGATTTGACGATGTACTTCGGCGTGGGGGCAGAATACGCGGTCTATCAGAACTATGGCACGCGCTACATGGCGGGGCGTCCATTCTGGGAACCCGCCATTGCGCGGGCACAGGCAGGCTTTGAGATAGCGATGGATCTGATCGCTCAGAAGATGGCAGAGGCAGGGCAGTAACGATGGAGGGATAAAAACATGGTACAAGCTAGATTTTTCCTGCAAGAAGTGAGGCGTATTCCCTACTACACCTCTGGGGGAAATACAGAAGCCACCAATATAAAACTTGTGCCCGTGCAGGGCGAGCCATTTGGACCGGCTACACCGCAAGGGACGATAGAAATGCTCATTGTCAATCCCGTTGCGGCTCAAGTGTTTCTTGATGCGCCTCTACTTCAGCAATTTGACATTGTGATTTCACCTGCTCAAACAGGTGAATAAATGACCACAGCAGTCGAGACTTATCAGGCGTTTCAGTGGGTGTATTCCCGCTGTACAAATGACACCGCGCTCATGGCCCTGGCAACCGGGGGCGTCTGGGAGGGCACCGCAGACCTGGGGGTTGTCGCGCCCTACGTCGCGTACCAGCAACAGGCTAGCCCGGATGTCAACACTATGAATGCTATTCGCATTTTTACCCGCAAAACGATGCAGATCAAAGCGGTTGGCCCGACGAAGCAATACAGTATTCTCGCTCAGATGGCGGCGCGCATTGACACGCTCTTTAAGGATGAGCGCAATATTCCTCTCGCGGTCGGCGGGATTTTAGCGTGCTACAGGACAGATGAAATAGCCTATCCCGACAGCGTGAACGGGGAGTCATGGAGCCACATCGGGGGGCTGTACATCATAGAGTTGCAAGGGAGTTAGAGGAGGAGGATCACAATGGTCTGGACACCTGAGAGGGCGTCAGTCAACCAGAAAACGCAGTGGGGCGCTGAAAGCACTTCAGCGCTGGGGACGCCGGTTGCGGCAAATAAATATCTCGGCTGTTTTAATGTCCAATTCGGCATTGAGGCCGATGTGAACTTTTTCACAGCGGGCGGGCGCAAATACCCCTCAACCGCCATTGAAAATACAGAATGGATCTCAGGCAGCTTTGACGGCACGCTTGACTATAACGGCGTGATCTATCCTCTTGCCTCGATTATGGGAGCCGTCAACCCGGCTGCACACGGGGCATCAAGCACCGCTAAAGACTGGATTTATACGCCTCCTCTCACTTCTCCCTCAGTGGTGCCGCAGACATTCACCATTGAGCAGGGCGATAGCACGCGGGCGCATAAAGCCGCCTATTGCCTCGTGACGGAGTGGGGCTATAAGGGCACGCGCAAAGACTTCACCACGTCGGGCAAGCTCATGGCACAACCGATCAGCGACGGGATCACCATGACCTCAAACCCGACCGCCGTTGCCCTGGCCCCCGTCGCGGCTAAACAGGTCAACGTGTACCTCGATGCCACGAGCGGAGGCTTGGGCACGACGCTCTTAACCCGTGTCTTGAGCATCGAGTACCAGATGACGAACGTCTATGGCCCGCTCTGGGTCTTCAACCGCTCAACGGCGGGTTGGACGGCGCACGTAGATCTCAAGCCACAATGCACGGTCAAACTCAAGGTAGAAGCCGATGCAAACGGCATGGCGATGCTTGGCTATCTGCAGGCGGGCACAACGTACTACTTGCGTACTGAAGCGCTCGGCGCAACCATCGATACCCCCAACGCAGTTAAAAACACCTTCCAGCACGATATGGCGCTGAAATTTGATAAGCCTAGCACCTTTGCCGATGACTCCGGGGTGTTTGCCATCGAGTGGAACGCCCAGGTAGTTGAAGACCCTAGTTGGGGCGGCTCAGGCAAAGCGCAAATCTTCACCGTGACGAATCTCATCACAGGTTTATAAGTTAAAAGTCTTACAAGTTAGTTTTGAAACCTAGAAGGGCATTGTATGCCAGTATCACTTTCTCAGATCGTGGCCGATACCGCGACCGTCTCTATCGGGATAGAGGGCGAGACCTTAAACGTGACCTATTATCCGAACCGGGTCACTGATGAGACGCTTGCACAGTTCGGGGCGCTTGATAGCGTCACCATTGACATGCAGGGGGCACTTACCTCTCTCAATGAGATGCTTTGCACGCTTATTAAGACCTGGGACTTCTATGAGGATGAGGCACAAACAACGCTTATACCGATCACGGTTGAGCGGCTGGCGGGCGTGCCGTTGTTCTTGAAGGCAAAGATCGCCTTTGGGATCATGGGGGATATCCGCCCGGAAGCATCAGGGCCGCAAGTGGCATAGACGAAGAACTTGTCAGTTTGCGGCGCTTTTTGATCCTGGGGGAAGAGACCGAGCTTGCCCGTTGTCCAGATTGGTATCCGGTCTTCAAAGCCGCTCAATTCTGCAACTGCAAGCCCTGGGAATTGGTCAAAGAGTCTGTTTTCTGGAAAGATAAGGCACTCAAGGCGCTTACAGCCGAGGCCGAGGCGCAAGAATTTCTATCAAATCGCAAGTAGACAGGGAGGGGAGAGATGGCAAGCGGGCAATCTTCAAACAATTGGCAGGAAAATATCAAGATTATCGCCGATAATACGGCCTCTGGCGGCGGTGGAGGTGGAGGGGGAGGCGCGGTCACGGTTGCCGATGGCGCTGATGTCGCGCAAGGCTCAACCACCGATGCAGCGGGCAGCAGTACGCTCGTAGGGCAAGCAAAGCAACTTGTCGCCTCAACCGGCGTGCCAGGAGATAGCGCCTATACCTCGGGCGCGGGGTCGCTCGTCTCACTTCTCAAGGGCATCTTCGGGCGGCTGGCCCTCGGGCAGCAACTCAAAGCGGCAAGCTTGCCAGTTGTCCTCGCCTCAGATCAAGGCTCTCTCCTTACGAAAGGCGACTCCGTTGAGCAGTCCAGCCTTTCAGCGGGGGCACTCAATGCCGATCTTGTGGCAGCAACCGATGTAAGTAACTATAAATGGTTCTCCTTGCAGATCGTGGGGGGCACATGGTCGGGCACGCTCTCATTTCAGGGCAGCAACGATAATAGCAACTGGCAAAGCGTCCAGGTTGCGACCGTTGGCGGCAATACTTCGCTTCTGACCAGCACGAGCAGCAACAACTTTTATCACGGCTCTCTTGATTTTCGCTATTTCCGTGTGAGGATGACGGCCTATACCTCTGGTACGGCTCTCGGTACACTCGAACTCTATACCAACCCGCCCGCCTCCCCTCAGTGGACGCTTCCCGTGTCACAATCAGGCAACTGGACAGTGTTACCGGGCAACACGCAAAACACTACTCCCTGGCTTGTGGGGGCACTTGTGACGGCTCCGCTCTACGCCTCGCTCTCTGCGCAATCTGGCTATGTCGCCGCGTGGGGCAGTAACCCCGCCGCACTCACGGCCAATACGGATGCCAGCTTTAAATGGGGTGGTTCGGGTACGACCGTTGTTAACCATATCATGATACAAAACAATACGGCGCTGAATGTCTTGTGGGATCTTGACGTAGCAACAAGCCTGGGAAGTCCAGTCTTACAGCCGAATCAGAGCATCTTTTTAGATGTGCAGACGACGGCGCTGCACTTGCAGGCCAACGGCACCCCGAATCTCAACGGTACATCGGGGAGCAACATTGTTGTCAGGGCATGGCTCTAAGAGGATGATATGGCGGTAGCGCTTACAACCTACTTTGCCAATGCCGCCTCTAATGTCCTGGCAACGGCGAATCAACTCTACTACGCCAACAGCGGCAGCGGCTCAACGACACAATGCTATGTGACTATCGGGAACAATGTCACCGGCTTTGGGGAGCTTCCCGCGCAAGGGGCCGCGTCGGGTTGGGCCGCGTCGGGGTCTATCGGGTCGCCAACCGGGAAGGGCTTCTTTCTTTCGGCGCTCAAATTTCAGCAGATCGTGGCGGGCAACTGGTCGGCGGCAATCCGGCTCAACGCGGCACAAGGGAGCGGCACCCCACAGGCAGGCACGCTCACGGGAGATATCTATGTCAGGGCTTTTAATTATAGCCTGGGGGTCTATACGCAGATCGTGAGCATGGTGCTGGCCGCGCAAACCTTAAATACCACCTTCACGACCTATACGTTGCCCTCAACAGCCGCGTCAGCTTCAATCTTTACATCACAGCCCGCAAGCTTTTTGTATATAGATTGCTGGTTTAATTGTCTGACCAATGCCAACGCCAACGCGCTCCAGGGCATACGCTTCAATAGATTGACCACTGATCTGACGAGCTTCAAAGGCGATACAGGCGGGCAGGTGGTCACACCGGGCTATATCCCGGCTGTACCTACCGTACTGGGGGCTAGCCAATCACACCGGCCTCTCGGGAGGTATCAGTGATGCTTTTAGCGCAAGATACCGCGATCAGGGCCAATCAATCGGGCCTCGGCACCTCCTCAGATGGGCAGACGTACACGATCACAGGGACAGGGACCGGGGCGATTAGCAGCAACGCACTGGTCATCACCTCAACGGGGTCAGATACGCACGCGCAACTCGGCTCTCGCATAAGCGGGGATGCTGAAGTATTTTGCAAGATCGTGATCGGCAACATAAACGATATTTGCGGCGTGCAGGCCAGATTTAGCGTGTCAGGAGGGCAACCAACGGCCTATAAGCTGCTCTGGTATGGTGGAAACTTGCATCTTAATAAAGCGGTTGCTGGGGCCAATACGCAAATGACGACCTCGGCCTTTAGCATGAGCGTCGGGATTGCCTACTGGTTTCGCCTGCGTGTTGCGGGCCTCTCTCTCTATGGGAGGGCATGGCAAGATGGCACCGCAGAGCCTGGGATCTGGGCAACGACCACGACCGATAGCGCGGTGACGGGGGCGGGCGGATTTGCGATTCTAGCAAATAGCGCGGCGGGGAGTTCTGTCTCATTCAGCTATTTGACAGCTCTCTCTCTTGTGGGAGTGCTCGGGCTAGGGCATCGACAAATGGCGCGTATGTTGCCGTAGTGGAGGAGGAGGGGGTATGCCAATTAGCGCGGCGCAATTGGTCGGAACGGTCACGATAGACGGGGCCGATGCGGCAACGCTCAAGCTCAATCTCGTCAGTAAGGCTGTTGACGAAACACAGGGGAAAATGAAGGGTGGGTTGCTCGGCGGGCTAAAGAGCGCGGCGGGCGGCCTCCTCGATTTCGGGGCAAAGCTCGGGCAAACGGTGATCGGCTTTCGTGGTCTCGTCGATGGGGCCATATCGGTTGCTCAGGCGCTTCTCATGCCGAACGCAAGCATGGAGCAAACAACAGTCGGATTTGAGACCATGCTAGGCAAAGGCAAGGCAACGCAAGCCTTTTTAGAGAAACTCAAGGATTTTGCCGCAGCTACCCCTTTTGAGTTTCCTGAACTTGCTGAAGACGCCCAGCACATGCTTGCATTTGGCTTCTCAGCAAAAGAGGTCATCCCGACGCTCACCAATATCGGCGATGCAATGGGGGCAATGGGCAAGAGTAACGCCGATATCGAGCGGGTTGTTACCGTCTTTGGGCAGATGAAGGCAGCGGGAAAGGTCAACGCACAGGACATGATGCAACTGACCTCTCAAGGTATTCCGGCCTGGCGCTTTCTCGCTGATGCCATGCATCTTTCTGTTGCTCAGGTACGCGACCTCTCAGAGAAAGGCTTGCTCCCCGCTAATGAGGCGATAAAAAATCTGCAAGCAGGCATGCATAAGATGTTCGGCGGCGGCATGGCAGCAGAAAGCCGTACCTTTCTCGGCCTTTGGTCAACCATTAAGGATAATGCTGAAGCGGCATGGAGAAGTTTTACAGGTCCGCTTTTTGAGCAAGCAAAGACCGGGATCTCACAACTCGGCAACATGCTCTCAGGAAAGCAATTTCAAGAGTTCGCAACCATGATGGGTGAGCGGGTTGGCGGGGCGCTCAAGCAGGTTGAGGTATTTGTACGGGGCAATATTATTCCCGCTTTCAATGATTTCATGCGTGTGATTCGCTCACCTGAGATGGCTACCCTTGTAGGCAAGCTGGGGGAGCTTGGCACGACGCTTATGGGCGTGGTCTCCCCCGCTCTGGCCGATAGCAAGAGGCAATCACACGACTTTTTTGATTTTCTGCAACATACCGCGATCCCGGCACTCACGGGGCTTGTGTCGGCCCTCACACAATCGATCAAGTTTGTGCGCGATCACGGCGCTCAATTCCAGGCGGCAGGCGTCATCATCGCGGGTATCTATACCCCGGCCATTATCAAGGCTGGGGTGGAATCCGTGATTGCTGGGGCGAAGTCTTCAGCGTCCTTTGTGACCAGTATTGTGAAAACGGGCATAGAGGGATGGCAGGCGGCGGCAAAGCTACAACTCTGGATCGGGGAGATTATCGCCTCGGGTGCGCGTGCCGTGGTTGCAGGTGCTCAGATCACGATTTCTTTTGTTGGGAGCATGGTTAAAGCCGGGGTTGAGGCACTGGTCTTTGAGGCACGAATAAGAATCGCCTTCATCGGCAGCATGGTTAAAGCCGGGGTTGAGGCGACTATCGCGGGCGCAAAGGTTGTAGCCTCCTTTGTGGCAAGCATGATTGCAGCGGGAGCACAGGCGGTTGTAACCGGGGCAAAGATTGTGGCCTCATTTATCGCGGCCCTGATCTCGGCGGCGGTTGAGGCGGCGGTCTCGGCGGGCGTCATGCTTTCAACACTTGTGCCTGCCCTGGCGGCGGTTGCGGTTGAAGTGATCGCGGCCACGTGGCCGTTTCTCCTGGCGGGCGTGGTGATCGCGGCAGTCGTGGTTGGTATTGTCCTTGCCGTGAGGAATTGGGGTGCAATCGCTCACTGGTTACAAGGCGTGTGGGGGGGCTTCTCAAGCTGGTTTATGGGCATACTCGGGCAGGTTGGGGCATTTTTCCAGGCGGCATGGCAACGCATGCTCTCAGTTGCCCAAAGTATCTGGGCGGGGATCGTTGCCGTTGTGCGTTCCAATGCCTATCTTTTGCTTGCTATTGTGATCGGGCCGATTGGTGCATTGACGGTCTATATCCTGACCCATTGGGAGCAAGTGGCAGGGGCAACGCGTCAACTGGGCGCGACGATCACGGGGATTTTCTCAAGCTGGGCTGGCGCGGCTTATAACGCGGGCGTCTCTATCGTCTCTCAGGTCGTGGCGGGTATCCAATCCATGATCGGGCAAGCTGGGGCGGCGATGAGCAACCTGGCCGCTGAAATCTCGGCTCACCTGCCGAAAAGCCCGGCTAAAAAAGGGCCGCTTACAGACATCCATAAGCGGATGCCCTCAATGGTCAAGATGCTCTCTGAAGGCATCGAGGCAGGTGTACCCCGGATCGAGGCATCTATCAGACATCTCGTTGCCCCTATGAGCATGAAGCCTCAAAGCTCGTTCGGGACCGGGGGCACCCCGTATC